TTTGGATATGTATTCAGATAGTTTGGATTGATAAATGGTTGCGGCATTATATCCCCTCCGTTCTTTTATAATCCAATTATCCCATAAAAAATAAGCCTCTGACAGTTCGTCAAAGACTTATAAAAGTATCATGCAAGTATCAGCATACTCTAATTATTTTATTGTTGACTTTTCGGCTCAATCTCTTGGCTGTGGATACACTTACATTCATTAGTTCAGCGCAATATTCCAAAGGATAATTTTTAGCCCGGTACTCAAACAGCGCCCGTTCTTCATCCGTAAAGTTACAATATGTACGAAAATAATTTAGTTCTGGCACTGTAAAGTCATATACCTTCAAAGCAACGCTCCTTAAATACCCTCTGACAAATGCTTTATCATAGCTTCTTTTGTTTTTTTTAAACCCTCTATGTTGTTACCGGTTATACGATTATCAATTAATGCTATCATTCCCTGGCATAAAAGAGATTGCATATCTCTTATTTCTTGGATAGATTTATAATCCTTTTCCACATTTATTTCTAATTTATCCACTCTGTTTTTTAGCTTAAATGCCGGGTGAAACAATTTATATATTACGGTTCCTGCGCCTCCAAGAGTAATAAGCCAACCGCATACAACCATAATAGAGTTTAATGTTTCCATAAATTATCGCCTTTCCCAGTAGTATATTGGTATTTCTTGACCGCTATCCCATGTGTCCCAGTAAAATCCGTCCGCAACCGTTACCACATGACCATCAAGGCCAAGAACAAACACTCCGTGCTGGTGGTCTGCCGCAAATTCTTCCACAGTATAATCTTCTGGATATTCGTTTGGTATAATGTTTCGCCGGAATCCGTTGCGCCTGAGATATGTCCCCCAAACGCTGTTAGCTGACGGCATATCTGACTTCTCGCATGCCACCACCATAACACCAGCAAATGAGGTTTCCCAATCCTGTCCAGTTGCTTTGCAGATTGCACGTATGGCGCAGTCACCTACACGTTGATTACGGACTGGGTTAGGGTTATATGGTTTCCATCTATTCAAATTCATTCCCCTTTCGCATTCTGATACCGCCGCGCTGCTCCCCTGGCCTTTGCCGCCTGCTCCCGGTTCCATCTGGCAATCTGTAGCCGTTCCTGCTGGGTGCGCAAGTCGTTCGTTTTACAAAATTCGTTATATGCCTTATTCTGCTGCTGTAACAGATACGACTTGCGGTCAAGGTCTAACTGCATTTCAAATTTAACTGATTCGTCCTTGCATTTATCCACGGCCTCCTGCATCCCCATGACCTCGCGTTTTGTCTTTCTGATGCGCCGTTCAAGCGTTCGCTGCCGCTTCTCCAGCTGCTCAACCTTGTAATTGTCTGCGGTTTGGATGTCTTTGTATGGATTGTTTACCCCATCACCGCTTCCGAATGAGTGACGGCAGTTCCATCCACATAACCCTTCACCTGTTCCGTATCCAGTCTGGGAAAATGGAGGAAAGCGCTTATCCTTTCCAGTCCTGCTATAAAACTGCCCTTGCCACCATAAATGATTGCTTGGATTCTGCCCACCGTCTCCAGTTCTGGCCCCGATGTGCGCCGACACCAGTATGATATCCCAGTCCATTTCCTCCATGCGCTTAATAGATATATCACCTGTAGCCTGGGCCACTCCGGTACGTACTGCACGCGCTGTAGCGGTCTCTATGGTATCTTTGTGGCCCGAAGGATAATGTACTATCACTCCGCCCGATACCACATTATTAACTGCCCCTTTGACGGCCTGTGTGTACGATACAGCCCCAGAAGATACAAGGTGGTATGCATTATCACATTCGTTTATAAAAAGCCTTTGTGCGGCTTCTGCTGTGGTCCTAGTATAGTTTTCCCACTCTCCCATTGTTGCATCCATGTTTCGTTCCATCAGTCGGATAAGCTGCGGAGATTGAGTAAGAGGAATTGGAGATAAACCAGCAGCTTCATATATTTTATGGTCGTATTCCAGGGCCTTGACTCCCGCTTCTTCCATTGCGGCCTTGATTTCTTTTTCCTGTCGATTAGTGATTTGGGATAACTCTGCCGTTATGTCCTCCAGCAGATATCCTGCATCCTGCAATATCTGTATTCGCCATCGGTCAGAGGAGGTGAGCAGGTAATCATCGCCGCGGCCTATGCGTATCATCATGCGGTCTATTATCTGACGGATAATGTAGGTATGAAGCTGGGAGGCTATTTCTTCGGAACCATCAGCTATATGCTGTAAGTAATTAGGACTTAACATCTTATTTGTTCACGCTCATATCCTTTCTCCATATCAATAAGGCACCTAACTTTCTTATTTAGAAACTTATGATGTGCTTCGCATTCACTTTTGGCCATTATTATGAGCTTTTCATCTTTTCCTGTTCTTATGTTTTTGTATGTATATAAAAATGCTTTCTTTTTAAACAATACTATTCCTCCTCAAACATTCTCGGCTTATCCTTTGGAAGAGCTTCCTGCACCATAGCCTTTGCATCTTCTTCAGATAATCCCTCAAACTTTTTAAAATACATCCAGGCCGGCACCTTTCCCTGCACAACATACTGCCACCATCTTGCCCGGTCCTCCTCACGGTTGTATGTAATGTCCCCAAAATCATATGTGATTTCGTAGTTTCCGACTGGTGCCAGTCCGTACAGGTCCGCATATACATTAAGCGCATATATTGCCCCGTCAAGACAGCTTTCCAGTTTGTCGCGCACATCCTTGATTAACTGGATAGTTCGGCGGTCGTCAGCTTCTACCTGTGTTGCTGTGACCATACCTGTTTTTTCATCAAGCACAAAATATCCATTAGAATATCCACATTTAAATCCAATAAATGAAAGAAGATTATTAATACCTGTAATTCTGGTATCAGTGTTTAATGATGGGACAATCTCCTGATAAAATGATTCCTGTCCATTCCCAAACACATTTCTCACATAATGAGGAAGTTTTTCATTCTTCATACCAGCATAACGGCCTTTAATGTTTGTACCGCTTCCAAACATTAGCTGGTCATCTGCCAATATGATTTTCTCACTGTCAAATATTTCACCCACATTCCGACTATATGCCACATCAAGGTCCTTTAATTCCTCTATGGCCTCGGCATATATTGGCAATCCTAAAGGTGATGAAATATCCAAATTATTAGCCTGTGGAGTGCGTAGTATGCCAAACATGGGACCGTCTATTTTCTCATTATTGGCCTTAAGTATGGGCGGTGTCTCTGGAAGCAAGTCGGACCACTTAGTCCTGTTTAATGCTATCGGGTCCCCCACACTTTTTGCAGAGTGAGACACATAAGCTCTATTGGATATGTAATATGGGTAATAGGTGTTCTCCCCATCTTTGACTTCGGCAAACCGATGATACTCAAACCGAGTATAATACTTATCATTTTCGCTGTAGCTATCCTTGAACACAATTCCATAGATACCTTCATTGTCACAGTCAGTAACAATAAAATCTTGCGGTGTAAATATGTCCAGGCCCTTACCATTTGGTTTAAGGATGATTGTGCCGTAGGCCATACCATACTCTACCCAGTGGCGAATCTGGAAATATGTTTTGTCAATCTGCTCCTGGAGCCACGCCGCCCGCGCGTTCCCATCAATCTGTATTCCGATTGCCAGGGTAGCAAGCCGGGCCGTCTCCGAGCATATAGCCTTTGCAAAATTGATTGTCTTAACGTTATCGTCAGCATTTACCCAATAGGGAGTACCCCGGTAGATATTGGCGCACTCTGCAATCTTGCTTTCCATCTCCGGGGATACCACCGATTCAACATTAAAATCTTCTTCTGCCTGTCGCTTGAATATCATTCCTATCACCTTTTTAGCCCATGTTATTAGTCCCATTTACTCACCTGTATTTTGCACAATTTTCAATATAGCTTAAAGGCAACAATACCGATTGTTCCTTTAATATCTGTCTCTGCAATCCTTTAGGTGTATAGACGCAGTTTGATGTTAGTTCATTTATTCCTTGCCGTATAACACATTCTTCTGTGTATGAATGACCAGGGGAAATATCAACATACTTTTTTAGAAATTGTCCTATTCGCTTTTTGCTATATTCTGTCATGCGCTGTTTCCCCTTCTCATTGATAATGGGCTTGTAGCATAGCGGAGAGCGTCAATCCAGTGATTATTGTGGTCTGGGTAATTGTCAATTGCTTCTCCGTTTTTATCCACATCATGTTCATATTCCACAAATTCTTTATACGCTTTTGGCGTTCTTGCAGGGTCTATAACAATAGTTCTGCATTGTAGCCATTCAAATGTGCGCCTTACACTTCCAGGTCCTACGATAGCCATTCTGGCGGGTAATCCTGCATCCCTAAAATCATTTGTATGTTCTTTTTCATCAGCTCCACAGTAAATGGTATAATCATCATATCCTGCATCTAAAATCTTTTGCGCCATTTCTGACACACGAATAAGCGGACCTCCCATTTCGTCAATGAGCATAATTTTTTCTGTTGCATGACTATATGAACATCGTATAAAGGCTTTTGGGTCTGGCTCCCATCCCCAGTCTTGTCCTTGGTATATCTTTTCTTGCCTTTTAATTTCTTCGTCTGTTATGGTTCTTATTTCTAAATACTTAAATATCTCTGTTCCAAGTCCAATAGGTATCCCAAGATATTCATGTTTATATGCTTCTGGCTTTGCTTCTTTAAGATGCTCTGCTTCTTCTATAAACGGCTTTTCAAGCCAGTCCTTCGGCACACTTAAATATGTACTGTGATGTACAATCCTGTTTTCCTTTGGTTCCGCTGCATAGTTATTAGCCCAATTTGATTTACTAATTGGAGGATTAAATGATTCAAACATAAATCCAAGTTTTCCACCTCTTAAGGCAGACTGTCGAATACTTCTCATTTCTTCCGGTCCGTCAAATTGGTCTAATTCTTCTAGCCACAGACAGCCAATATATCCAAATTCTGGCGTAATTGATTTTATCTTTGTAGGGTCGTCTGCACCACGAAAATATATTTTTTGTTTTGTGGACTTAAGTGTAATTTCATACGGGCTAACTGTAGAATTAAATTCTGCATCAAGCCCTTGCTTCTGTATAGCCCACTTTATTTTTGCATATACACTATCCTTTATAGTTCCATATACCTTACGGCATACAAGCGCGTGAACATCGTGATTATTCTTTAAAATCTCAATAATCATCATTGCGATTACTGATGATTTGGCTCCTCCACGTCCACCCTTAAAAGTAAATTCTGTGTATTCTTGGTTTCTTATTTTTCTAACAGTAGGATGAAAGTTATCCGGTATATTATGTAAATCAAGATGATAATTTTTTGCATTTCTTGCTGCTTCTTCCTGTTTTTTACGTTCATCCTCGGCCTCTTTTATTCGTAATGCTTTTTCCAGGTCACTTGCAGCCTTAAGCTTATCTATCGTTGCTACATCAAGGTCAAACTGGTCCTTTTCTTCTCCTCTTACAATCCTACTACGAAACTCTTGTATTTCTTTAATAGAGCATATGCGTTCGGAGTCAATTTGTGATTGGCGTTGAGCTATATAAGCAGAAACGTCTGGTTTCTTCAAGTTTTCGCTGCCTATTTTTGCTGCTGTCTTTTTGCTATATCCAGCTTTGACAGCAGCTTCAGTTACTTTCCCGCACTCTATGTAATAATCTGCAAACGATTTCTGCTTCGGTGTAAGTTCCACTTAACCACGTCCTACCCTTCTTTATTCGGAGATTTATCATTAATAGGAATCCATTTTATTTTTTCCATCACTTCACCGCCTCCCATATCTCCTGCAAGCACTTTACAATCTCAATCCCCGATGCACTCCGCAGTATTTCATAATCCCTTGTTTTCCACTCCCCATGCTTATCCTGCTGTAGCACAGGGGTGCTTAATATCCATATGGTTATCATGCGCCCCTGTTCCTCGCTATAGAATTGATTGGTGGATATCTTGATTACAAGTCTGGTCTGCAATATGGCACGCTGAAGCTTTTTCATAATCGAATTAAGATTCATCTTTTCTTTTTGCCTCACGGTATTCTTTACATACTTCCATATGTGAACACCAAATAGTTGCAGTCGTAGATTTTACCACATTAGATTCCAGCATATTTCTATATGATGAAACTATGTTTTCGGCTTTTACGTCAATGTGAATACAGTTTTCACAGCATTCCTTCAATAGATTAATAATCATGTTTTCCCCATGCGGTATAATAGTCCTATACTAATTTTACCATGAGTAGGGCAATCAAACCGTCCCTCCATTTTTACATACTTTTAAGTTGAGTAATTGAAATACCTAACGCATTTGCTATTTTTTGTAATGATTCAATTTTGGGATTTCGGTCGCCTGATTCATATTTCTGTAAGGTAAAAACAGAAATTCCTGCTTTTTGTGCCAACTTTTCTTGTGTTAATTTTGCTTTTACTCTTGCTTCTTTTATCTGTTTTCCAGTATCAATATTCATTTTGAAGTTTTTACCAATTGTCATAAACTCCATCCGTATCAATTCATCTATCGTCATACTAACTTCTTTACAAAATAAATATATCAAGTTAATGCCTGGTTCCCTATGTTCATTTTCATAATTTGAGTAAGAAGAACGAGATATTCCAAGTCTTATTGCCATTTCCTTTTGTGAAATACCTGTTTTTATCCTTGCTTGTTTCATTCTTTTTCCTATTCTTATGTAATTATTGATTCCTGCCATATTGTATATTCTCCATTCGTGTGAAAAAATCTATTTCTACGCCCAAAGCACTTGTAAGCTTTTGCAATTGTTCATCTCTGGGAAGTGAATGGTTATTTTCATATCTACGAATCTGTACTTCGTGAATTCCACTTTCGATAGCAAGCTTTTTTTGCGTCCATCCCTTATTTTTTCTTAGAATACGAATGCTATCACCAATTCGTAATAACTCGCTTGCCTTTATATGACCAATTGTCATCCTTTCCACCTCCCAAACAATGTCATCAACCGCCTATATTCATCCAGCGTTTTTCTTTGATATCCGTAAAAATCATCCCGCTTAATTGGTATATTCTTTCGCTTACTCAGCTTGTCATATCCGATATTACTTACAAGGCTTTCGTATATCTCCACCTCCAGTCCAGGAGCCGAGGATATAGCACACTGGAACAATGTAAGCTTATCTTCTACGCTGGCGGTCTGGCAGTATTCTTTTATGCGTTTGGCTTCATCATCGGTAATGCCATAATCACTATAGTTCTTGTCCCTGGTCCTCATAGCCCTCCTTCCTACACATTAACTCTTTCTCTTACTGAACGAAGAGTGCGCGGGTTAGACTGTGCATAATAACGTGCCGTAACTCCTGGGTCAGCATGTCCCATAATTTCCTGTATGGTCCCAATATCAACTCCTCTGTTTTTCAGATTCATTCCCAGCGTCTTACGTGACTTATGCGGATATACCCGACATGTTAGGCCGGTTCTCTTTCTTATGGTTTTCAATATCGCCCGAAATCCACAGGTAGTCATCTTTCCATACGGTTTTCTGGAGCGCGGGAACATATATGGACAATCATCTTTTCTGCTGTCCAAATACAGTCCATAATAATGCCGCGCATCATCATCCAGATAGATAGTCCGATATCTTCCGCCTTTCTCTCCCTGTATCCAAATATCGCCGGTTCTCATGTCTATCTGGTTCAGAGTTATTTCCGCAATCTCCCCTATCCTGGCCCCAGTACTGCGCAATACCTCCATCAATGCCCTCTCTCGGATATTTTTGCACGCATCCCTTAACCTTGCTGATTCTTCTGGACTGTAGTAATCAATCGGTTTAATTGGTACTTTCTTAGCTGGGATAGGTTCTACTGGATTGTCTGTAATTAATTTTTCAAGGCGCATCCATGTAAAGAAGGCTGACAGAAATCGGCGCTCGTTATTATAGGTGCTAGGCTGGTTTTTCTTTCCTCCACTGGACACATTTCTGATTTCATACCGCGATAAATACCAATCAATATCCGTGGTATCCATCTGGTCCAGTGATTTTGTGCTTATCTCTGTCAGCAATCTTCGTATGGCGTTAAGATAGTTTTCTTTGGTTCCTCTTGCCAAATCACGCTTTTTTATCAGGAATAACTGTATTATGTACTGATTCCTCTGGCTTATATCATCCTTTCTTTCTGCTGGAAGTGTAGTTATTTCCTCCATATTCACCCTTACTAATTCCTGCTGCATTACATTTTGAAGAATGGTAAGAGTCTGCTGCTCCATGATATATAAGGACATTGCTACCAGTACATTGTTGATTATTTCAGCTTTTATTGTCTGTGTACTCATAATTATATCCTCCTCATTCGTATTGATTTTCACGTCTGAGTAAGGTATGATATACTCAGACGTATTTACGGGAGCGGTGGAATCATCTTGGCGGGTGTCCACCGCTCAGTTTTTATTCTGTGCATATAATTTTTCCTCAATTTGTTTTTTCTTATGTTTAGAAAATTGTCAGTTTTGCTGACTAACGTAAGTCCATTTTCTTGCTCATAAACTCTCCGTACATCTCCCGCATTCTATCCCAGTCTATGTCTCCATGGTGATGCGCCACCATCAGCGCGCCCCATAACATGGCACTCTGTATTTCTACTGGCTTCTTTCCACCATCTCCGTATAACCAGTTCTCCACCTTAAAATAAGACTGCATAACACTATCTTCAAGTAATGCGTCACATGCCCTCACCACAAAATCCCTCATGGTATCTAAAGTAGTACAGGACGCAAGCGCATTTTCTTTCATGTTTTTTATTTCTTCTCTGGTCATCGTTTCACCTCCAAATGTTAATTTCGTATGTTACATATCAAAACCGATGTTCTGCCATTTTTTATAAGCATCCATGTACAGTTCGTTCATATCGCCATTAAATGTCATTTCGTAGTACATTCCATCAGTCGCAGTTGTTGACAACAATGCCTTATGGTTCTGTAAGGTCTTGCAATACCAAACCACATACACATCATTTACTGTAATATCAAAATTATCTGTTTTTTCACGATGCTCATTAAAATAAGCTGCTATTTTCGCTTTACAGATATTTAAAAATTCTTGACTTCCCATATTCCCTTCTTTCTCCGACACTCAGCAGTCGGCCGATAAATCCTAATATTCGCGCATTTGCTATCTCCTCTGAATGTTAATATACTATTCTCCTTCTCTTCGCCTTGAAATTTGCATTTCTACCGCTCCAATGTCCAATTAGTAATTTTGCAAGTTGGTTCCAGCTTTTCACTATATATGATCTTTCCACAGTTTTCACACTCCCATGCACTACGATAGATATGTCTGTGATTACTAACTACATTAATCATATCTCCACCAAAATTAGTTAAACATTTCTTATTTAAATGTTTACATCTCAATCTCTGAAATAGTATTTTGACTCCCACTCTGTACCCATCCCCTCTTCTTTAATTGTCATATCTGAAAAGTTTAACACAAGACCATTTTTCAAATGTAAATGTTAATTTTCACTGACTTCAAACCTAAGTTTCATCTGCGCCGGGTATAAATCCACCTCCGGGCGCCGCTCTCCGGTCCAACGCTTTCCCCCGGCCTCACCGACACATTTCCATCCTGCTGCCGTGAGGCTTGTCCCTGCTTCGGTGTCCAGTATGTAAGTGACCAATCGCTTATATCCCATGTTTCGGGCGGATCTCCATGCAGCAGCATAAAGGAAACTGCAAGCATTATGTGTACCATCTGTACATAACCTGTTGACTTCCAGTGTCCATCCGTCATCCAGGTACCGGCTCACCGGGCGTCCGACAATGGCAACTCCCACGATTTCACCTTCTTCCGCTGCCGCCACGGAAAATTTATGTCCTACAACGGGCTTATGGTGTCGATGATGTCGCTCCACAAAGGCATTTGCTTCTTTCAAACTTACCGGAACCAATTCAAGCATTTTCTCACCTTCTTAGTTTTCAAAATAACGATTTTACCAACAAAAAATACAGTATCCTGGAATCAATCCATGCTCTATGCAGTCTTCAAGCACATAGCCGATTGATCCTATGTAAAACCTACCTGTATACTTTCCATTCCACTCTCTGAGTACGAAAATATCTCCTGGCTGATAATTCCTATCGTTTTTCCTCAACTCAAATTTCTTTCTTCCAGACTGAACATCATCAAAATACTCGGGTAGTATTTTCAAATCGTGTTCGATAGTTCCGTTTTTAATATCCTCCATTACTTTATCTATGTTCACTCAGTCCCTCTGCCTCCTTATGCATTTCATCATACTGGTAATGCAAACGGCATTCTTTGCATATTTCACAGGGTTCTCCATCCCCATCCATGGTTCTTAATCCGGCACATAAGCCTTCTTCCATCCCTGGATATTCAAATTTGGTCATATAGCAATGAGCAATCGCATCTTCAATCCTTTTTTCATCTTCCTTTATCTTTTTGTATTCCCAATCCAAAAGCATGAGCAAATCCGCTCTTGTTGTCGCATTATGAGTTTCCAGACTTAACTCCCGCTCTATTAAACCCATCTTTTTTTCGTACGGCAACCATTCAAATCTTTCTTTGTCATACTTCATTCCTTCTCCTCCTTATATGGTTCCGGTAATGGCATCCAGGCCAGCACGTCCAGTTTTTCCCACCCATCAGTAAATGATACTCCGTTCCAAAATGCCCTAATCACACAGTCTGTATTTTTGACAGACACTAAATATATCTCCAATGGCTTGTTATCATATAGCGGATTTTCTTTTGGTTTCTTTGGGAGCCGTTCCGAAGCGGGAATCCACGCATCGCCCAGGGCCGCAATAGCTTCCATTGCACGCCAAACTCCATTAGCCGCTTCCTGGTCATGTTCTTCTCTTTTTATGCGCTCATACAGTCTTGCTAATGTGTCGATTGCTTTTTCTTTTTCCAAATATTTTTTCATTCTCGTTCCTCCGCTAAATACGTGTTTTGATTACTTGGACGCCTAGAAAAATCAGGACATATTTCAGTCCTATCATATGCCGGTCGAAGAAATGCTTTAGTCATAGGTGATGGGTATTTCTCCATTTCCTTAATCGCTGCCATTCTTTGACGTTCCGAATTCTCGCTATATTGATTTTTCATTTTGTTATCTGGCAATTCAATTCCCCCTTGCCTGAATGTTATCCTTGGTATCCCATGTGTAATGCATTCCGGGTATTGTTATAGTTCTAGGGCATTCATCCACATAATCAATCAACCCTATCTCTTTCATATCCCGCAGATATCCCCAGATAGTAGAGCTTGACGTATATCCTACCCCGTCCCCTATTTCTCTGGTTGTGGGGGGATAATCATGCTCGAACATGTATTGCTTTACAAACACCAGGATTTTTTTATGTATTTCCTTCAACTCCCCACTCCTATCCTCTCATTCCTTCTATAAGCGCTTTCCGGTTCTGCTCTGCTATCAGTTCCCTGACGGATTCTTCCGGAAATGGCAGTTGGAAGGTACGCTCCTTGATTCTATTGGTTATCCTGTCATCATATCGCAAGTCCTGCAGGCTTAGATTGCTGGTATACATCGTTATCAGCTTGTCCTGGTACCGTCCATTTATGATGCTGTAAAACCGTTCTCCTATCCAGTCCTTTGGAATCTCTGTTCCGAAATCATCTATCACCAAGACCTGGACAGTGGATAACGCTCTTAGCAAGTCACTCTCACTTCTGTCCTTATCATCCCATGTGGCCTTAATCTCATTGATAATCTGCATAGAACCGGCAAACTTAACCTGCGTCCTGTATGTACTGACCATCTCGTTTGCTATGCTGGCGGCCATCCGTGTCTTGCCTGACCCCTTGGTCCCAGAATACAAGTACAGTCCCATCCCGTCCTTCCGCATCCTTTCCAGGTTTTCCAGATAGTATTTAATTGCTGCTCCCGTGTTCCTGATTATCTTCTGGCTCTCATTCTTCCTGTATACCCCAAGGTCAAAGGAGCGGATATCCAGGTTTTTAAATGCTTCTGGTATGTTCGCAAATTCAAGCTTCCTGTCTGCTATCTGTCGTTCTACCAGCCCGCAATCGCATCTGTATCCGTTTTCCCGGCCTTCCTCGTCACACCAGTACACCCACCCTGTACCGTGGCATATTGGGCAAACATCAGAATCCGGTAAATCCTTCCCCGGCTCCTTCGAGGTAGTCATCTTTATACGTTTGCGTTCCCCCTGTATTCTGCTGACCATCTCCTGTAATGGGTCCATTTCTATCTCCTTTCAAGTAATCCGCAAACGGCGTATTGGGGCCAAAAAATGTAGCCGCATGTTTGATATACCGTTCTTCCGTGTGCATACTTTTACAATCATCAGCGTATCTTTTAACTGCTGTTTCCAGCTCGTCCTCTGAAAATCCATCAGATAAGCGCGCCTTATATGCCTTATAGGCCGCTGCTTTCTCTTTTTTTCTCGGGTACGCTTGCCATATCTGTTCAAAACGCACACAATAGTTTTTTTTATCTTTTACATTATCATTTACATTATCATTATCATTTACATTATCATGTTTTTTTGCTTCTTCCGGTTTATCAGAAGAAGCACTACCTTTTGGCCTTCCTCCAAGTTTCCCAGCTTCTCTTCTGGATTCTATCATCTTCTGGTACTTCTGGTTATCCCTATCAAGCTGAGCCTTGATAAAGCTAAAAGCCATTTGTGTCATTCCATCCATCTGAGGAAGTTCCTTGTCTGCTGCATATAACATGATAGCAGTAAACAGATTTCCTCTCTGCTCCATATTTAGCAGTGATATTTGGTCTATATTCGCTGTATACATTACAAAACTGTCTCTCATAATCCTGCACCAAACATACTCAATTGCCCAGGAAATACGGTATCTTTTCTTTTAGTGTTCTTATTTTGTTTTATAAAGAGCTGTGCGCCACGTTCTGCTGCCTTTATGCTCTTAGTCCTATTGTCCTGGCTTTCAATCCATCTTTCGGCTTCTTGCCGTCCCTGTGCATCGTCACGGGGTATATAGTAACCTTTCCCTGTTGGCAATGTAAGAATCACTTTATCGCGCCTTAATATCTCAATGGCGGTTCGTATATCTCTATCCGATTCCCCTATCTTGGATACCAGTTCATCTCTGTTCAATGCATTCTCTTTACCTACAAGGAGCGCATTATATACCCTTGCTTGAACATCTTCACTAACAATTCGCTTATTCTTCAAATAATCCCTCCTTTCGGGCCGGGTAAAGGAGGTTTGATAGGTCCCGGCCCAGGGTCAGAAAGTATATCGTGACATATCAGCAATCTGACCAGTACTAATTTCCGTTGTATGTATCATCCTTTATAGGATTCGATACCAATCTTATATTTTTCTATTGGACTTATTTGTTTTTCAGCATCAACAGCAATTAAAATTGCCACATTAGCTTTGGCTTCCGACATTCCATAATCATTAATCAAAATATTACGAACCGCCCAAATAGAAGATGAAAGTGTAAAAAGCAAATTCTGAATTTCTTGATTCATGTTCTAATCGCCTCCAAACCTAATTCCATATACCTTATATTTGCTCTCAAACTCTGTCATCCCTATGTTATGCGCTTCTGTATGGTGCTGCCGGCATAGACATATTTTCCGATAATCCGAATCATCAACCTTTCTCCGGTCATTTCCCATGCCGATAGTATCTACATGGTGTATCTCTCCATCCCTACCGCATATAGCGCACTTATTGAGTTTCAAACATGCATACAGGTAATGTCCTATATCATCGGTACGGTTAAGGGAAAAATCCAGCAGCGGTATTCCCTGTTCCAATGCATAATCCAGCATTGTATTGATAAACTCCCTAGCAGTATCCATGGAGCAATCAGACAGAGAAAAATATCCGCATCCGGTCCGATTAATATGTAAATACTTAAGCCACTCTTTCTCGACCTCTGGCACATTCCCAGAATAAGCCGATATGTCATTGACTGTGGCATAAATCTTTCGGCGCTGGTCTGAACTGATGTGCCTGCCATCGTCAAGCCATATGCTGCAACTATTCATGTGCTTCTCAATAATCGGTTCCATGAGATTCTTCCCAGGAATAAATATCTGCAAATATGTCCCCTCAGGAACCAGCTTGTATGCTGTTATATCCGCTGACTCATGCATATAATCACCTCTTTAATTCCAGGGAAGTCCACTATCCTGCATATTATCTGGAGGGGCAGGATTATCGTTAGAGGGTTTGTCCGGGGTGGACTTGAACCTTTTAATACAATCTCTATACTGAGATTCAACCATATCACTAAATTTTTCTACAGCATACAGAGAGCAGATGACCCTCCAATGTTTACCAGTCCTATCACACTCTGCTATCAAATCATTTACCTGTTCCTCGGTTAGCTTCTTTTCTTTTGAAATACTCTTTTCACTTTTTGATTCTGGAATTTGTTCGTTGCTGTATTTAGTCCGGTCTGAACCCCAATACACATCCGCGCCAATCCCAAGCTGCTTACACGCTACCGATATAGCATCTGTGGTTGCCATCTTGTAACATTCGTCAGATACATATATTCCAGACTTTTCCTTTGATGCAAACATACTCCCGCCGTTCCCAGAGATTGGTTTAGACCACTCCCCATCAACCTTTATATATAACTCGATATCAACGAAAGCTGCTATCTCATTACCCGCTGTTTCCAACCACTTATTTGTTGGGATGTAGTACCATCCTATCCCACATGGCCCGAACTGCTCAGTTAGGACTTTTATGCGCCACATTGGGTTAATATCGGTCATACCGCTGGTACGGCCTCCCTTAATGGTTTTCTTGGCGCTATCCGGGACAGAACGGACCTTTTGGTATAAGTCAAGATTTTCCATACACAACACCTACTTAATCTGTATATTCTGTTTCTGTTCAATATGCGCCCCTGGAACTGTAAGACCTCCTTTTATGGCTTCTTTAATTTTGGTTTTGCTCGGTTCCGGCTCCTTGGTAACAAGGTATTCTGTAGGGATATTAGATGTATCCTCAATCACAACCGATTCTGATTTACGGTAAGATATTGAAATTCTCGCCGTTTTGAACTTCTCACCGTCAAGATATCCAGATAAGTATTCCTTAAGCCGTTCGGCCTGATTACCTGCGGCTACTTTTCTTGCATTAAGATTTTTAATTTCAGAATCAATGGCACCCTCCTCCGCTTTGAGATTTTTGTACCAGCAAGCTATATTCTCAATCTTCTTTTCCTTTTCCATCTGGAGTCGGTCCAGACGTCCATCGTCTATGATTTCCCCTGTTTCCATGTCAACGCAACCCAATATTTCTGTATCAATTTCATATAAGTTCATCTACTTGTCCTCCATCTGAATATAAAGTGTAATTCTGACCCTCTGATTTGATAGGCTCCTGCATTCTTTCTACCTTTTTCACTCGCTTAAGTTCCCTCTGATGGCATTTATCACATTCTTTCCAATGTTCCGGGTCAAGAAAACATCCGCAAGAATCACATTTAGAATTATTCATTATGTGTTTTATCCTTAGGAACTTTAACCGGTACACCTCTCAAAATACCTACCAGCACATTACGACTGGCATATTCATCGTTATCCAAAAAAATCAAAGCTGCATTTACCCGACCTTCAAGCTCAATAAGCTTTCTATATTCATTGGCAGAAATTTCAATTGTTCTTTCTTCCATCTTGCAAACCTCCATAATCTCTGATATAATCAGACTGAGTTATTTTTTGTATCCGGTCGTTTAGCTCTGTCAAGCTGACGACCTTTTTTATTGGCTTACCATATCCGGTGTACCGGCTGGCATTTACCATTTTCCCTGCCCGGTTGGTTCCGTTCCTCCTGCGACTCACAGCATCACCGCCAGACATATCAGTAACATCCCGCTTAATACCATCACCGCGGCGGTCAGCCCACGGATAATCATACGGTCCTTCTGCCGCTGTGTCAGATGTGTCCTGCCAACAGGCATGTATTCAAGCTGTTTCAACAAATTTCATCTCCTTCCCGGTCAATTGCAGAAGTATCTGTAATTTTTCTATTGTCAGTTTTTCAGGGTTGGCTTTACGCTCTCTAAACGAGCTTGTACAAAAACCCAAATACAAGGCCAGCTCATTATCATCAAAGTTATTTCTTATTTTGGCTTCTTCTATCAGCAACCGGATACTGTCCTTTTGCCATTCTGACGGCTTCTTAGATTTCACTCTACTTCCTCCTTAATTTCAGTTTTGTGGATTTAATGGCTCATGGATTTTCCATGCTACAACATTTCCGTAAGTACGTCCAAACTTATCAAACCATTTATATCCATCATAGGATACAAAAAAGTATTCAAGAGTATCACTCGCTACAGCGACTTCTAATCTCCGAAGGTAATGTTCTTCGCCATCGGTCACTATCCACTCTTTTCGCTTTGGCAACCGCTCCTCCACCGGAATCCAACCGGCCAGCATCTTTCTGCCCAGAATCTCCTCCGGCGTCAGGCCGGTATCCTCATAGGCTTTCAATCTCTCGATTAATTCGCGGTATGGATTACCCTTCATGACAATTGTAGGCAATCCAGTATCGCTTATGGAATAAGCCAACAGTCTGCCTTGGTCATCAACCTTTGTTAATCGTTCCATTTTTATCTCCTTCTGAAAATTTTAAAGTTGGCGGCGGCCGGAGTCGAACCGGCACCCTCTTACTTTCCACCATGGTTATGCCAGGAATCGAACCTGGACCTGTGTGCCACACACCGCCATTAACTCTTAAAATACTGGTAAAACGCTATTGCTATAATTATTAGTATCTCTGCAAAAACAGTGCAAACAACTCCTGCTAAAAATGGATTAATGTACATCGTTTATCTCCTCCTCTTTCTCTTAATTCCCCGGCTCTTGCCGTTCTTCTTAATCCTGGCTTTCTGTCCCATTCTCTAAGTCTCCTTGTGTTCCTGTGTTGATGTTGTTCAGTCCGGTGCCATCCTGGGAAACATAATCATATGTACTGGCAGTATAAAGCCATGCGGCATTGGTGCCTATCAGCGCCGCCAGCGTTACCAGAAACGCTATAAACCAATGCTTTGCATTCCTCTTGCTCTGCTCTATTACCTCTACAGCAAAATACTGCTCCAGCCCTTCCCATGTTGGCTTGTCCTTCTGGTTTTCAATGTTCATAAATTTTTTCCTCCTGTGCTTGCGTAATACAGGAGAAAATGGTAAAATATTCCTGTATCCGCATTAGTGTGGTTAATGTGGTTACAGCTCCGGTTGGTGTTCGCTTCACCGCCGGGGCATTTTATAAATCTAATCTTCCGCTTCTATGAGTTCCCCATCTTTAAGCATATACCATGTATCTGCTTTGATGTTTACTCCATCAACAACTACTGCTTTCCAGTTGGAAATTTTACAGCTATTTTCTTCTTCTGCAATAACCAAAATCGAACCTATCCCTCCTTTTGCTTTTACCCCGTTTCCTCTTGCAACAGATAATCCGTTTTCGCCTGTTGATGATTTTCCACGACTTGTTGCTGCTCCGCGGTCCCCGGCTGTTGCTGCTCCGCGGTCCCCGGCTGTTGCTGCTCCGCGGTACCCGGCTGTTGCTGCTCCGCGGTACCCGGCTGTTGCTGCT